CCGGTACAGCTTTTTTTACTTACAGAATTTCATAACTAAACAACACGCCAAAACAGCCACAATAAAACAAAATTATTATGCCTATGTGCTATAAACCCTTAAAATAAGCACGTGGGCCTATTTAGTGCATTTCGTTTACAAACAGAGTTAGCACCTATGCGTAACGCTGACGTTACCGCGGCCGTATCCAACACAATAGAACCGTACGTAAATAATATGGGCTGGGCCAATTATGCCCTAGTTTCACGTGCTGACGCTATGACAGTACCGGCAATAGCCCGGGCCAGAAACATTATTGCAGGAACAATAGCTACGCTGCCGCTTTCCACTTATCAGGAAAACACCGAAACACAAATTCCTAACCGTCCATTTATCAAACAGCCAGACCCAGCATTACCGCGATCAAATACGCTGGCTTGGATATTGGACGACCTTTTATTCTACGGCGTCGCCTATTTACAAGTTTTAAGCGTCACACTAGAGGACGGGCGCATAAGTAACGGCCGACGTGTAGACCCAACACGCGTAACAATGCGTACAGACCCAAACACCCAAGTAATCCAACAATGGACCGTAGACGGTGTAGGCGTACCCTTTAACGGTATTGGCTCACTAATTGTATTTTGGGGACCAGACGAGGGCCTACTTAATCGGGCTGGGCGAACCATTAAAACCGCTATTGAATTAGAAAACGCAGCCTTGCGTATGGCTATGGAACCAGTACCGCAAATGGTATTACGCAACGAAGGTATGAATTTACCAGAGGACCAAAAAGAAAGCCTATTAAACGCTTTCAAACAAGCACGCCGCACTAGATCAACCGCCTATGTTGAGGGCCCAATTAACTTGGATATAGTCGGGTTCGACAGCGCCCAATTACAGCTAGTGGAAGCCCGGGCCTACACGGCTAGCGAAATTGCCAGAGCCGTAGGCATACCAGCGTGGTACATCAACGCCGAAAGCGCCAGCGCCACATATAGCAACGTTTCCGCAGAGCGTCGAAGCCTTGTAGATTTCAGCCTACGCATTTACTTAGACGTAGTGGAAAGCCGCCTAAGTCAGGACGACATTACCCCACGTGGCCAGTACGTAGAGTTTGAACTGGACGACTTTCTACGCGGAAACCCAACAGAGCGCGTAGACACCATAGTAAAACTATTGGACGCAGGAATAATTTCAATAGACGAAGCCCGACAAATGGAAGACCTAGCACCAAGAGGAAGCACACCAAATGAATAAATTTATTACTTTTGCTGCCCACATTATGGGAGCAAACGAAAATACCCGACAGATTACAGGCCTAGTAGTGCCTTTTGGTAAAACTGGAAATACGTCGGCTGGCCCAGTCGTATTTGAAATGGGATCTATTACAAGCCCAGACCCTAAGCCGGTTAAATTTCTATTACAGCACGACGCACAGCGCCCTATCGGTAAAGCAATCGAATTTCAGGTAACACCCGGCGGAATTACAGGCACTTTTAAGGTTTCCAATACAACAGCTGGAAGCGACGCACTTGTAGAAGCCGCCGACGGCTTACGTGACGGCCTAAGTGTTGGCGCCCAAATTGACAACTACACAATGAACGACGGAGTTATGCACGTAACCGCCGCCCGAATTGTGGAAGTTTCATTAGTCCACAGTCCCGCGTTTAGCGACGCGCAAGTAACAAACGTAGCGGCCAGCGAAACAGAAGTAGCGGCCGAAACTACACCCGACGACACACAAGAGGAGAAAACCACCGTGTCAGAAGCAACAATCGAGGAAGTAGAAGCCGCCGCAGCGCCAGTCGTACAGGCAGCAGCACCTATCCTTACCGCACCACGTAGCCCAATCAACAGCGGCGCAACGTACCTAGAACACACCATTAAAGCCGCACGCGGCAACGACGAAAGCCGCCAGTACGTTATGGCAGCTGACGACACCCTAAGCACCAACCCGGGCTTTAACCCAACCGAATACTTTAACGAAGTAGTAGGAAGCGCACAGCGTAAGTTTGGCCGCCCAACTATCGAAGCACTAGGTGGCGCAACCGCTCACCGTTTCGTAGGTAACACCATTTCAATTCCTAAAATTGGTACCGTCCCAACCGTTGCAACAACAGCGGAAAACGCGGCACCAAGTGAAACCGGTATTACATCAACCTACCTAACTGGCACCGCCGTCAAGTACGCAGGTATGAATACTTTTAGCGTTGAATTGTTGGACTTACAAGGCACCCCAACGTTTTACAACGAACTAATGAACGAAATGGTAGCCGCATACGCTAAAGCAACAAACGCAGGCGTAATCGCAGCTATTGTTTCAGGCGGTACACAGGCAACCGTAACCGCAGCAACCGTCGCAGGTTTGCAGGCTTTCGCAAGTAAGGAAGCCGTGGCAGCATACGCAGGCACAGGCAATTTTGCTAACGCTTACGTTGCTGGCGCGTCACAATGGGAATTGCTACTAAACGCAGCAGACAGCACAGGACGCCCAATCTTTAACGCCGCTATGCCACAAAACGCAGGCGGAACCGTTTCCGTAGGTTCAAACCGCGGTAACGTATTTGGCTTGGATCTATACGTAGATAACGCTATGGTTGCAACAACCATTGACGACAGCGCTTTCATTATTGCGCCTGACTCAATCGGCGTGTACGAACAGGCGCCACGTATGTTACAGGTAAACCAGATTAACTCTCTACAAATTGAGGTTTCTCTACACGGCTACCTAGCAACCATTATTAAGCGTGCCGCAGGCCTACGCCGCTTTAACGTCGCTTAATAACCCTTAGACCGGCTGGCGGTTAGCCTGTTCCCTAACCGCCAGCCACCCACCTAAAAGGACCCAAACAATGGCAAAAGTAGATTTAGACGAATTCAGGGTAACACTTGGCGTCGGTACTTTATACCCTGACGAAATGTTGCAACAAGTAGCAGACGCGGCAGACCAGCTAGTAGACGGCCTTTTAGATTACAACGTTTCTAGTATCTGGGGTTACGAAGCAGATAACAAAAACGTCATAACCTACTACACGTACACAGACCACAGTTTTAACATTGGCGACAACGTTATTATTAGTGGACTTTCAGGCAACTTTAATGGAACCAAAACCATAACCGATATTGGTATTAGGTGGTTTCAGGTAACTTTTACACAAGCACAATTAGTTACACAAAAAGTTAAACCTTTCGCAAAAGTTAAATTGGCAAGCCAAACGACGTTATACGACCTTGTGCCAGCCGTACGCGAAGCCGCTTTAGCCGTTGCCGTTGAGATTTTTCAACAGCGAACAAGCCCAGGCGGCACTATTCAATCGGTAGATTTCACGCCAGCGCCACACCGTTTAGGCCGTAGTTTGCTAACTAGGGTTTTAGGTTTATTGGCGCCGTATATGAATATGGGCGGTTTTGTAGGGTGAGTTTAACCAAAACACGTACAGCATTAGCCGCAGCTCTAAAAAGTAGCGGTTACTCTGTGTATTCCTACCCAAACGAAACAATGATAGCGCCAGCCGTCGTTATTGTGCCGGGTTCACCGTATGTAAATATTGTAAATTCCGTAACGACGTTAGCAAATTTTCAAGTAACACTAATGGTCATTAACAACGATAACCAAGCGGCATTAGTAAACTTGGAAAAAATGATAGAAACAGTATTTAGCAAATTGCCAGACTGGGTTAGTGTTGGGGACTTTTCACAACCAACAAACGCCGAAGTAGGCAGCACCGAATATTTAACTAGTGATCTAGTTATAACCCAACTCATTACTAAGGAGTAATAACAATGGCAAGAGAATTTACAACAGGCAAGGGCCTAGTTATCACTATTGGCGGCGTCGCTTACAAGGACGTAGCTAGTAACGTACTACTGGCAGAAACCATTAACCGCGCAACACTTGAACCAATTAGCGGCCAAACAGACGTTTACATTAGCACCGACGCCACGCTAACCGTTGAACTTTATCAGGACTGGGACAGCACCGGCACCGGTACAGCGTCAGTCTGTGACGCACTTTACGCGGCAGCGGCCAGCGCACCAAATACCGTACTTGCTTTCAGTTTCCTAACCAAAACAGGTGGCAAAACATTTAGCGGCAACGTATACCCAGAAAAGCCAAACGTAGGTGGCGCAAGCACCGACGCACTAACAACAACACTAACGTTTAAAATTGCTGGCGGAACCGTCACCAAGTCCTAAACAGAAACTGGAGCAGGAAAATGAAAGTCAAACTAAATAACGCAAATACCGAAACGACGGTAAACCTAGATCAGGCTTGGATTTGGGTACGGTTAGAGGACGAATTAGGCCTAACCGTATCCCAAGCACAAGACAAAATAGCCGACGGAAGTACGAAAGTAATAACTTACGCTTTATGGCTAGCTAGTGAAACCGCAAAAGACTATAAAGACTGGGTAAAAACTCTAGCCAATTTTGAGGTGCTAGACGATTTCCCAAAAGCCATAGACAAGGAAGCGTAAGCCGCGCCCTTGTAGATTTAGCAATAAACACAGGTTTGCCATTACAAGACTTAAAAACTTGGAGTATGACAGACCTAAAAACCGCTTGGGAGTTATTGGAAAATGCCGAATAGTGCAGACCGAATAACAGTTAAAGTCGAATTAGACCAAGAGGACTACGAAACCCTTATGGCAGCGTTTCGCACAATGCCTAAGGAAGCCCAAGAACAATTACGTAAAAATAATAAGCGTATGGTGGGTAACCTTGTGCAAAAGATACAGCACGCCGCCGTATACGCACCTAACCCACGCCAAGCCCAAATGGTAGCCCGAAGCCTAAAAGCAAATAAGGATCGTGTACCCAGTATTACCGTTGGTGGAGCGCGTAAAGCGCCAGTTAGTCGTAAGGCAACACCAAATAACCCTAAACCCACTTATGGCGAATTATTATTTGGTACAGAGTTTGGCGCGGTAAAGCCCGGACCTAATACTTTTCCAGAAGGCGGATGTAAATTCCCGGCTTATTCTGGCCGTTTCAAGTCAGGAAGCCGCGGTTACTTTATCTTTCCAACACTAAGAAAAGCACAACCACAAATTAGGCGCGATTTCTTAGCCACAATGGATAAAATTATTAAAAAGAAATGGTAAAAAAATGGCAAACATTAGAACGCTTAAACTCAATTTATTAGCTGATACGGACAATTTCAGTAAAGGCCTTAAAAAAGCGTCTGGCCAAACTAATTCATTTAGTAGTTCCATAACGTCTAGTATGAAAAAAATAGGCAAAAGTGCCGTACTTGCTGGCGTTGCCGTTGCTGGACTTGCCGTCGCTTATGGTGTGGACGCCGTAAAAGCCGCCATTGAGGACCAGAAAAGTCAAAAGCAATTACAAGTAACACTTAAAAACACAACAAAAGCGACAGATAAGCAAGTTAAAGCCGTTGAAAAATACATAACCAAAACCCAATTTGCTTACGGTATAGCTGACGACAAATTACGCCCAGCCCTTGCACGATTAACCAGAGCCACAGGCAACGTAACAAAAGCCCAAGATTTATTAAGTCTTGCGCTAGACGTTTCAGCCGGGACCGGTAAAAGTTTGGACAGCGTGACACAGGCGTTATCTCGCGCACAAAATGGGAACCTGTCGGCACTTAAAAAACTTGGTGTGCCATTATCTGACACAATTATTAAGACTAAAGATTTAACCGCGGCAACCAAAATTATGGGTAAAACGTTTGGGGGTGCCGCTGCCGCAAATGCGGATACTCTCGCAGGCAAAATGGACATTTTCAAACAGCGAATTAACGAAGCTAAAGAAACTATCGGTACGTCAATTTTAACCGCTTTTCAACCTTTAGCCGAAAAATACTTGCCCAAAATTGCCAAAGCATTTACGCAAATTATTGACGGTGTTACTGGCGGTAAAGGTAAAGGTCCGGCTTACAATATTGGTAAAGCCATAGGTGAAATTGGCACAGCTATTAAACTTTTATTTGAAGCATTTACCACTAAAGGCAATGGACAAGTTAAAACTTTTGCAGAGAATATGCAGACCCTAGCCGACGTATTAAATAACGTTGCCGCAGCCATTAGAGGACTTGCTACGGCTATTGGTTACATCAAAGGCGGCCTAAACACCATAAATAAATTCTTTAATTTTGGGTATAACTTAGGCAATAAAATTAGTGACCCTTTTGGAAGTAATACACCACCACCCACAAGGCCTAACGGTGGCGGCGGCGGATCGTATGCACGTGGACGTCAAACAGTTATTAACCTAAATGGCATAGTGGACGCTGAAAGCGCACGCCGAACTATTGAAAACCTTTTGCAACAGTCAAGCATTAGGACAGGTACGGTAAATGTAAACAGGGTAGCCATATAATGTCTATACCCAGCCCAAGTAATTACCTAAGTGTCGGTTTTCACATACTAGACGACGTAGCCGACATTTACAGCGTAAGCGCGACCTACGGACGCCAAAACTTAGCAGACCAACCAAGCCCAAGCACTTTTACGTGTTCATACTCATTACGCCAAGATAACCCAACACCGCCAGCAATAGCCATAGGCGATATTGTGACGTGGGCCGTAGACGACGACCTAGCAGCAACATTATTAAATTATGTATTTATTGGTTATGTAACCGACGTAAGCCAAAACGTAACCAACTGGCAAAATGGAAACGGACTCATTGAATACGTTTTAACAGCTACTGGACCTTTAACACGATTACAGCGTGATGTTTTAGACACGTCGGCGGCATTTACTAGCAAAAAAGAAGGTGACCGAATAGCGGAAGCCGCCACGTACAGCACTTGGCCGTATTTTGCTATCGAAACCCCGGGCGCTTACGAAATAGCCCCAGCAAATAAAAAAGGCTTTTCAGTGCTTGAAATTATGCAAAACGCCGCCCAGTCGGGTATGGGCCTTTTATACGAGGATTTAGAAACGATTAAATACGAAAGTTATCAAACGCGTATAGATCGTAGCGATAGTTTTGGGCTAAATGCTAGTCAAGTATTAGCAACAAGTTTAGGCACTACCCAGTCTGTTACGACTATTGCTAATTCCATAAACCTTTCATTTGGTGCAACAAGTGGCAGCACAAGCGACACATACACAGACACAACAAGTAAAGCAACGTTTGGCGCCTTATCAGCAACTAGGCAAACAGAATTACACAATAAAAGCGACGCCAATACGCAAGCCCAAATACTTTTAGCGTCACGCGCTTACCCACGGCCACGCCTTACTAGCTGCCAAATTAACTTAGAAAACCCAGCATTAGACGACACGTTAAGGAATAAACTAATCCTTGCCCGAACTGGGCAACGTATTAGTGTGGCCGTACCGAACCAATTTGGGGCAACATTTAACGGCTTTATCGAGGGCTACACGTGGAGCCTTGCAAGAAACCAACGAATTTTAACCCTTTTCCTATCCGATTACATAGAAACCAAGCCTTACACTATGTGGTATAACGTTGGCGCAACGGAAACGTGGGCCACTTATGCAACGGCAACAACTAAATGGAGTGATGTTATCTAGTGGCAACAACAACAAACAATGGTTTTAGAATTCCTGTAAGCACCGATTTAGTCCGAAACGGTGCCACAGCGATTAGCAATCTTGGAAGCGACGTAGACGCCATTTTAGGCGCTTGGCAAACATACACACCAACCATTAGCACCGACGGCGGGACGACTAACTGGACGCTAGGAACAGGCACCATAATCGGCCGCTATCAACGTGTCAGCGATAAAGTGCATTTTGAAATTAAATTTAGTGTCGGCAACGGTGTCAAAGGCGACGGCGGAATTCAATTTTCGCTACCAGTAGCCAACAACAGTTACGTAAGCCCAAAATGGGTAAACGGTATTTTTTGGGACGACGCACCCGGCAACTATTACCCAACACAAGTAAGAATTCAATCCAATTTTGCTAAACCGTACCTTTCAAACGGCACAACACTAACCCAATTTGCGCAAGGTACACCCGTAACAATTACGTCTAACGATTACTGGACTATCACAGGAAGTTACACCGTCTAATGCCTAAAAATGTACCTTTTACCAAACCAATAAAAAATGGTGTAGTGACTTGTAAATTTGGGGAACACGGAACCGCTTGGTCTTGCGGATATCACACCGGCACCGATTACGCAGCTGATATTGGTACGCCAGTTTATGCCGTAGGTGACGGCGTAGTAGTCGCCACCAACTGGGGAAAAGCCTACGGAAACCATTTAGTGATCCAACACGGCTACCACCGCTTTATTTATGCACACTTAAAAGCAAAAGCCGATTTTAAGCCCGGCACACACATTAAACAGGGTGTACGTATTGGGCTTAGTGGCATTAGTGGCAACAGTAAAGGCCCACATTTACATTTAGAAGCGAGAGTTTACCCTTATCGTTACGCCGTAGACGCCGTAGACCCAACTACGGCCTTAAAGTGAAAGTTACGAAAATGAATAATTTACCTAAACCCGTAGCGTTTGGCCTTGTTGCTTTTCTTGCGTCCTGGCAGGCTACACAATTTGCTTTAGATTATCGAAGTATTGTTGGCGCCGTAGTAGCTGGGCTAATGGGTTTCCTTAATCCTGAACTTGCAAATAAAAACAACACGCCGAAACTTTAACCAAACTTGACACAATTCAACCCAATACCACTAAAGTAGGGACTATGAAACAACTACTAACAGCGGAGCAAGCTAGCGCCCTTTTACAGGTAACTAAAAACACTTTAGCCAACTGGGAAAAGGCTGGGAAAATACAAACCCACCGGCAAGGGCGCATAGTCCGTTATTACGTAGATGTCGAAGTGCCAGCAACTAAGAGGAGCAGAAAAAATGGCAACACCAATTAAAAAAGCGCTACACGTAGCACATTTAGGCGCAGCAATAACGCTAGGTATGGCAATAACCGGGCTAGACAATGCACCATTTAAGACAATTTTCATAACTGGCGGCGCTTTTGTGCTGATGTTATGGAGTTACGACAAGATTTACAACAAACCAGAGTGTACGTACTCAGACACACCAATAGACGACGCCGTTCGTCGCGATCTAGGGATAAAGGACTAGGTAAACGTTATGGAACAGATAACAGTAACTCTAAACAGGGAAACATTAGAACAATTACCACCTAGCGTACTTGTAGGCCTACTTATGGCCCAAGTACCAACAGCTGAAACAGAAACAGAACCAACACAGGCGCCACAAGTCGCACAATTAGCAAAAGATACTAACGCCACTCTACTTTCGTTGTTTCCAGCTGAACCAGCGCCAGAAAAGGTAAAACCTGCAAAAGGTAAATACACTAACCGCAAATGGACACGTAAAGACGATTTAGCCCTAATTTATGGACACTCAAAAGGCCATATGACTTTTGAACAATTAGCAGAACAATTAGGCCGAAATTATCAAGGCATTAAAATGCGGATTTATCGTTTAGAGCGCGAGGGCCGACTATGAGCGGCTTTAATTTAGGCGACTATGTAGACGTTAAAGAGCGTTTACAAGAGTTTTACAAGGCCTTTCCTACTGGGAGTATTCAATTTGAATACCGCGGCGTTATGGATCATAACCACTTATACATTTGGGGAGTGGCCTACGCTTACCGAACACCAGACGACGTTAGGCCCGGTATTGGTACAGCTGCCGAACTTGCAGAGGGTAAAACAACTTACACACGTGGCAGCGAACTAATGAACCTTGAAACGTCGGCTTGGGGCCGCGCCATTGGTGCTTTAGGTATTGGTTTAGGTAAGTCAATAGCCACCAAGCAAGAGGTAGAAAACGCGCAAGCACGACAAGAACCAGAAACCGAAGCTTGGGGAGTGCCAACGGACCGTATACCGCTACCAGACACAAGTAAAGCCTTGACCGGTGGAAACTACGGCCTAAAAGAAATGACAGAAAAGCAATACGGACTCATAAAGTCGTTGTTTAACTATTCTTTTAGCGCTATGACCGCTTACGTAGACGAATACAAGGCACGTTTAGGAATAAGCCCAGACGAAAAATTAGACAGTTATAACGCGTCAAAACTTATTGAGGAATTAAAGGCGGCTGGATACGTCGCAGGCAAGAAACCAAATAACCCAGACCCAGAAAGTGCGTGGAACTAATGATTACTTTAAGAGATGCAATTATTAGGGCTTGGGACAATACTCAGCCCTGTCCGGACGGCGTAATAGCAGGCGCCAAATTCTGCCCAAGCTGCCTTTACCAGTCGCTAGTTAAATTGCTAGAGGAAAACGCCACAATAGCCCAAACAATTCACGGCGAAAGACTGGGCCCCGATAATGAGTGATTACTTTCCAGAGGATTTTATGAATTATGACGAATTGCAAAAACGTTCAAATGTAGACGCACGCTGGGCGCTGGAATTGGTGGATACCATTAAAGAATTGCGCAAGGAATTAGCAATAGTTAACAAAACTATTAGAAAAATTATTACAAATGACGAATGAATACGACGCAGGCTATACCGCAGCATTATTACAACTTAGGCAACGTGTAGTAGCTGACAACCCCAAGCAAGATACCAAAATAAAAAAGGTATTAGATCACATACAAGACCTTTTAGGCCGTTGCGATAAATGCGGTAGCTGGGTGTATGCGTTAGACAAGTCGTGTCTTGCTTGTGAAAAGGCAGAAAAGATAGTAAAAAAGAAAACCGGCAAGTAACCGAAACTATAAAGGCCCAGCCACCACGACTGGACCTAAATAGTGCGGCAGCTTCCCCAAGTTACCAACTTTAGGACTAAGTATAACAGTCTGACCTACTAGCACTAGGTTAAACCGCCGTTTGAGGGCGTTACTTAGTCTGGCTGCTTACCAGACAAACAGACTCTAAACAGAGTAGAAATTAGGCGTGATTGTATGAACCGAATAGCCCATACAACAACAAGTGCGCCTAATTACACGGCGCTATTGTCCATACGGACCCTTGCGAAAACCCAAACCACCCTTATACGGGCAAAACTGGGGCAAGGCTTAACAATAGGCCTTGCTCTGCCCACCCAAGCCTTACCGGGCATAACGAAAGCCAAAACAATGGAAAAGCCACAAAACGAAAAACTAGTAACAGAACTAATAGATCACCTAGACGAACTAATAGACCAAATAGACAGATATCACGAAGCACTAACAAACCTATTAAAAGAGTTAGACCCAAACTATGACAAGTAAACGCAACGGTAGTAGCCGCGCTTGGCGAACAGTACGAGAACAAATACTTAGACGCGACGCAAGAACTTGTAACTATTGTGGAGACGAAGCAACAGAGGTAGACCACGTAATACCAGTAGCAAAGGGTGGAACTAATGACCATACCAACCTAGTCGCAGCTTGTAGGCGTTGTAACCGGGCCAAATCTGATAAGCATACGGTTTTTTCTAAGGATTGGACACCCCAGACCCCTCCCTTCTGTTCTCTCTCCCCGACGCTCCGATTCGACCCACCAACGGCCAAAGGCTAACCGTGGCTAAACCAATTACACCCAGCATTGAACCAGTTTCACCCGGCGCTATTGCTGACAAAATGGGGAACTCTTTACAGGCAGCGTCACAATGGATTACCGACGCCGACAGCGCCGCCGTATGTATGGCCCAGCGGTTAGCAATACTTATTGACGCAATTTTGGATAGTGGCGAGGACTTGGACAAGCTTGCCAGCCTAGTTAGCAAGTTTGAAAGCCTGTTAAAAGAGTTAAAACTTACACCGCTTGCAAGAGATAAAAGCAGTAGCAAGGTTGAGGAAATAAACAGTAGTGAACAATACAACGAAGCCTATTTACGGCTCATCAGTCCCACGAATAGCAAGCCCAAGCCTAAACGGACGAACACTAGGGCCGTTAGTAAGTCAATTAGCAAGTGATCTAGGTGCGCCGCTTATGGCGTGGCAAGAATACGTACTTAACGACGCTTTAACTCTTGACAATAACGGCGCTTATGTGCGTAAAACTTGTGGTGTGTTGGTTGCCCGGCAACAGGGAAAAACTCACTTAATGCGTATGAGAATTTTGGCCGGGCTTTACATTTTTGGTGAGGGTTCAATAGTGGCTATGGCCCAAAATAGACAACTGGCGTTAGATACATTTAAGCAAGTCGTGGATATGGCGGAAAGTTTGCCGTGGTTAATGAAAAGGATAAAAAGGGTTTCGCGTACTAACGGCCAAGAGGAATTAGAAATTTATTGTCACCATTACCCTAAAGCGTGTGCCGGGCCTTGTAAACGTATCCGCAAATACGGTATTAGGGCAGCAACTAGCGAGGGGCCACGTGGCGCAACAGCTGATTTACTTTATGTGGACGAACTTAGGGAAATTAAGGCGGACGCTTGGACCGCGGCAACACCATTAACGCGTGCGACGTCGGGGCAAACCTACATAACTTCGAACGCTGGTGACGCCAATTCAACGGTATTAAATGATCTAAGGGCAAGGGCTTTAACGTTTGAAAGCCAACGTTTAGGGTGGTATGAGTGGAGCGCACCGCCAAATAGTGCCGTAGATGACGTTAAGGCTTGGCAAGCGGCTAACCCAGCACTTGGGCATACCGTTAGTTTGGACGCTTTACAAGACGCCGCAGCTAGAGATACACCGGAAGCGGTTAAAACGGAAATGTTGTGTATGTGGGTTGAAAGCATAGACAGCCCTTACAACTTAAACGAATTTAACGCAGGATTAGACGAAACACTACAACTAGAAACAGGGTATGAAACCTATTTCGGACTTGACCTTAATTTTACGCGTACAGCTGCTTTTCTAATTGCGGTACAAAAGCGCGGCGACAAATACGCCGTATTCCTGACACGTTGGGAAAAGGACGGCGGCCTAAATGACTTGGAACTTGCTGGCGATATTGCCCACCTAGCTAGAACGTATAGTGCTAGGGCTTTAGCGTTTGACCCCAAAACCGCTGGACACATAGCCCCACATTTAGCGAAAGTCGGTGTACCGGTGGCGCCTACCGCTTGGGCTAGCACCGCATTTAGTACCTATTGCGACATTACTTTAAGTAGTATGAACGCTGGGCTAATTATTCACCCGGGACAAGATGTATTAGCAACACATTTAGCGGCTTGCGCACGTCGCCCAAGTAGTGACGGTGGCTGGCGAATAGCCCGAAAAGCGGCCGTACAAGACATTAGCGCCGCCGTAGCTTTTACTATGGCACTTGGACACGCGGCAACACCTAAAGCCACCGTTGGTATTAGTGTGGTATAAAATGCCAATATGCTTACACCAGCCGAATACGAAATAGTCTGTTTTCAGGGCGCCACGTTAGATAAAACTTTTACAGCTACCAATAATGGTACGGCGGTAAATTGGACAGGCTACACGGCCAAAATGCAGGTTAGGCGTTACGCAGATACAGCGCCAGTTTTAACCCTTGCAACAGGATCAGGTATAACCGCGCTTACAAATGACGGCAAAGTTTCTATTGTTGCGACGGCAGCCCAAACAGGCGCCATAAAAGAGGGTAACTACTTGTACGATTTGGAATTAACTAGCGGTACCTATGTAGTCCGTTTGGTTCAAGGTACTTTTAGCGTACAGGCACAGGTTACACAATGAGTTTTATAATTAGCGTCGTAGACAACATTACAGACCTTGCAATTACTGAAAGCCCAGTAATTATTAGCGAACAAATAGCCGGTATCTCTGGGCCAAAAGGTGATAGTGGTTCAGCAGGCGCACCCGGTCAAGGTTTTAACTACCGAAACGCTTGGGTAATAAATACAAGTTATTTACCTTATGACGTTGTTGTTTATAATGGCTCAACTTATGTGTGTATTTTGGCCGTCACTAGCTCAACAATCCCGTCGGCTGACCCTACCCATTGGACTTTAACAGCGTCTAAGGGTGATACAGGCGCCACCGGTGGAGACTCAACAGCTGCGGCCAGCGACTGGGTATCTGGCAGAACTTACGCAAAAGGCGACTATGTAACGTACGCCCTAATTTACTACATACGCAGAAATGACGGCTCAGGCACAACGACGCCGAATAATGACGCTACTAATTGGTCCCAGCGTTCACCTATGGCCGAAACTAACGGCTCATCATTAGCTAATTCTTTTGTTGGTTATAACATCAATGGCGGAATTTATGCGCAGGGTTTGGGTGTTGGTGGTCCGGGTGGTTCAGCACCTAGTACTGGTTTATCTGTAAGTAATGGTTCAATTACGGTTAGTGGTACTGGTAATGGAATAAATGTTTCGAGTAATGGAAATTTGACTTTAGGCGCGTCGGGAAATGCTGGCGGTTCAATCGCAATAACTAACACAACTGGCGTACAACTAATTAAAGGTAGCTCAGGCACAAGTAACCACACATTACCAACGACCACGGGTATTTTACTTAATGACGCGTCAACTATTGACACCACTAAAGGCGGTACAGGCGTTACAACCGGTTTAACCGTTTTAGACGGCGCCAATTTAACAGCAAATACCGTAACAACTGGCAAATTACAAACAATAACTGGGACAGGTACAGTCGTTGTAACTGATACAAACCCAACAGTAAGTAATCCTATAAAGTCCGGGACCCAATATAACCTTAGAGCGGTACCGCCCGGCGTAACTACATCAATTACAGCCGCACAATTATTAGGTGAGTGGGTAACGTCGTCACCTAGCGGAGCGCAAAATACGTCTTTACCGTCATTTTCTAGTTTGAGTGCCACTGGTGTTTGGTTAGGCGGTGTCAATGCTTGCGTTGACTGGACTTACATAAATGGCGGTGCTGGAACAATTACTTTAACGTCAGGCACTAATAATAATGCGCCAAGTGGATCAACAGGAAGCGCTACTATTTCACCATTAACGTCAGCCCGATTTTCAACTAGATTAAATGCTGCCGGTACAGCTTTTTTTACTTACAGAATTTCATAACTAAACAACACGCCAAAACAGCCACAATAAAACAAAATTATTATGCCTATGTGCTATAAACCCTTAAAATAAGCACGTGGGCCTATTT